CCGTTGCCGTCATAGCGGGCATCAGGCGCTGGTTAGGCGCAGCAATGGCGCTAGGCTGTGCGTATTCTGTCGCACGGAAGCCCGGCTGACCCGCCTTAACAGGCGCAGGGCCGCCCGGGGTTGTGTTAATCATCGGCATCGGCGCTTCCATTGCGGCGATTTCGCCCATGCTAACGGTGCGCTGCTCTGGCTCAAACGAGCGGATGTAATCAGTAAATTCTTTGCGACCGGCTTTTTCTGCCTCGGCTGCGGCTTCTTTTGCCATGCGTCCCTCACGGGCGGTCAAAAAGCTCTGCAATGCCTTAACAAGCGGTGCTGCGCGTGGGATCGGGGCGACGTTGCCTTCCATCGGCTGATACGCCTGTGCCTCTAGCGCCTCGGCAAGGGCTTGGCGGCGTCGTGCTTCGGCTAACTGACGCTCATACTCGGTCGGAGCGCGAAACGTCTCAATGTACTTAATAGCTGGCATTTTCAAACTCCCCTCGGTCGCGGCCTCCTTGCGGAGTCACCATACCGGGTGATAGCGGTTTAACCATGCCCTTCGGGACTACGCGCCCGTACTGGGGTTTGGCGGTAGAGGCCACCATCGGGTTGTATTGCATATCTTGCGGAGGGGTAAAGTTATCCCCTCGCATCTGCAACATATTGGCTAACCGCTGTGGGCGTGAGAGAGGGCCGCTAAAACTCTGGTATCTGCTGTTCATTTAGAGCATCCCGTAATTGACCATCTTGTAACCAGATGGGTGGGTAGCAACTGCTTCTGGCAGCACGGTTTCTACTTCATCAGCCATTACGCCGCGCTGACGTTTGCCAAAAATGTCGTATTCGTAAACGCCTATGCCAAGCGGGTGCGTTCCAATACGCTCAATGTTGGACTTCAAACGTCGATCTGAAAATGCCCCGCCCGCTGCGGCTTTTCCTGCGGCGCCAGCTATATCACCAAACAACCCCATTTGAGCGTTGTATTTGGCAACTTGGTTGGCGTAGTTACGCTGTGCAAAGTCGCCTGCCGCTTGCGTTCCGGCAAAGATCGGAGCCGCTGCGACGTTCGCGCCCTGATAGCCTTGGAACTGCGGCATATTGACCTGTACGCCTGACATAAGCGCCGCAATCTCGTTGATCGGCTGATTGCGTAGCGCCAACTGCTGCTGCAAGGACTGTTGCAGGGCGGTGTTGCCGAACTGACCGCTTTGCAGGGCTTGGTTGTACTGCTGCAACTGCGCGGCATTGGCAAGTTGCTGCTGTTGGGCGGCGATGGCTTGGTTTTGGGCAAGTGCTGCATTGCGAGCGGCTTGCACATCCATCTGCTGACCAAACTGTTGACCCTGACCAGCAAGCAATGCGCGGTAGGCGTCCAATGCAGCGGCTTGGTTCTGGGCAATCGCTTGGTTTTGCATACCCTGCGCGGCTTGGAACTGTGCAAAGTTCTGTGCAAGGGCTGCGTTGCGAGCCTCTTGCGACTGCATCCCTGCGCCGAACAAAGCCTGTTGGGCGGCATTGCCAAACTCGCCTGCCGCTACGCGCTGCTGGAAGTCTTGCTGCTGGGCGACGTTTTGCGCTTGCTGCTGTGTTAGCGCCGTACCCACGTTCTGCTGCAATGCGCGGTTGTAAATGTCTGCGCTCGTCGTACCCATGCCAAACTGCCCAAGGGCGGCCTGATTGGCAAATTGCGCGGCGGCTTGCGCTTCGTTAAACCCTTGCTGACGAGCGGCCATATCCAGCTGCAAGCCTTGGAGGGCGGCTTGTTGTACGGCGTCATTTTCCTGCTGTTGTTGTTCACGGATAGCGCGGTTGTACGCTTCTGATCCACGCGGAATGCCTTGGTTGGCTAACTGCGTTTCCAACATTTGCCGCTGCTCTTGGATTTGCGGCATAACGCGGGAAAGAATCGCCTGCTGACCTGTTGTGCCAGCCGATACTGGCATCGCGGCAAGCTGCGAGGTGTCAAATCCACGTTGAAGGCGCTCATTTGGAACTTCACCGCGAGCAAACCCGAAGCGAGACAAATCAGGCGCGTACTGGACGTTAGCCATGCCCGAGGTATCAATGCTGGTTTGTTGGCGTAGCGGGCGACCACCGCCTTGTGCAAAACCAAACATTCCGCCGGCAGGGCCGCCACCAGCTTGCCCGTATTGGAACAAATCAGGTGCGCCACCAAATTGATAAGCCTGCACATCAGCGCCTGCTTGCCCCATGCCCATCAGGTCAGGGGCGCCCTGCACCTGACCGTAGCCGTCTATTACGGTCTGCAAATCGCGCAAATTAGGCTGAAAGGGTTGACCTATAACGCGCTGTGCGGTTCCAAGAGCAGTTTTACCAAGATCAACAAGGCTAAGGTCAACTTGTTGTTGCGCCTCCAAAATCTTTTGCTGTTCGGGCGTTAAATATTGCTCAATGTACGGGGTATCTTGGTCAGTCGTAGTTGTAAATTGCTCACGAGTTGGCGCTATGGGTGCCGCAGCGCCGCCCATCGTGACCTGATCATTAGAGCCACCGTAACCGTACATTGTGGCGTCACGATCAAACGGCATCAAACTTTGCGTTTTTTGCGCGTTGTATGCCTCAAGGCTCTGGTTATAGTCAGCCATCGCCTTGTTGTAGGCGGCTTCGTCAAACACGCTCTTACCGAACGTGACGCGCTGCCCGCCATACGGCGTGGAGACGTTGGGATTGGAGATTCGCGCAGTTACACGTGCAGCATCAATGTTTGCCTGCCCCTGCTCACGTGCAGCGGCGGCGTAATCAGGTGCCGGAGGTGGTTTCGGTGAACTTTTGCCCATAACGCTTTCCTAAAAACCGGCACGAGTCTCGTGCCATTGTTAAAAACACGATGTCCCCGGCGGTGTCGGCGTTATGGATACGCGCTTCCTCGGTGAACCCCATTTTACCCACTAACTTCAACGCTTTGCTATTCCCGCTTGACACGGGGGCAATAATTTTGTCAACCCCACAGACGTTGAAGGGGTAATCAAACACGGCTGCAAGGTAGGCAGGGGTCAAACGCCCCTGAAATGCGATGTGACATACAACCGATCGCCCGTTCCAGTTTTCGTACACCACGCCAGCAACAAGCTCGCCGTCCTTGCGTAATCCAAGGGCATTGGAGCGAGCCTCGTGGTATCCACCCCCCGTCTGGGAGCAAACCCACTCGCCCACTTCTGTGCTGCTCTCTATATGCCAGCCCATCCGATTTGATACACCACATCGGTTGATGCCCATTGAATCTGGACGTTTCGGCTACTGCTATTGAGTTGCACCGAGGCGCAGAACCCAATACCCGTAACACCCTGCCAGTTGTTGCTAATCACCGTATCCTGACCCCACAGCCCCGTATCCCATAGCGCGGTGTTCCACACGGCTACCGTAATCGGGGAGTAGGCAAGGGCAGAAGTGCTGCGGAGAAGGTCAAAATCCACGTTGAGGTCGATGTTGATGGCGGGCTGGCCGTTACTGAACAAGCTAGGCCGCGCACGGGTGAAATACTTTTTGACGCCCCGTGACTCAAAGTAGTTAAAGGCTTGTAGGACAAACCCCTCAATGTTGCTGGTGTCGTCCTCGTAGCCTGTAGAGCCTGTTGTCCACGCTTTAGCAACGTATTCGTTACCACCGTAGTACAGGTCATCGTTGAGCAGGTTAAAACAGTTAGCGTGCCAGTTTGTAAACCGACACCACGCTTTAGTGATGTTGTTCATCACAAACTGCTCTTGCGCTCCGACTGCTACCGGCACGTTCACCACAAGGGCGTTGGCATTGGCGTAGTACGTCATGCCCCACCCAAAGGTGTTTTTGTAGTTCTGTGCGGCGATGGCAAAAGCACCTTGAATCTTGTCAGACAGCGCGACGTTGGGATCAAGGCGAGAGGATTGCAGCGCAGAGGCGAGCGGCAACAGGCCATCTAGCGTCAGCAGCAACAGATCGCCGCCGTACTTCATGAGACAACGCTTGGAGATGGGCGAACCGACCATCCAGACGCCAATCAACGCCCACGTAGAGGCGCTGGAGGGGTCTGTACCGCGATAGACGATGATTTCACCCTTATCGGTGACAAAGACGAGGTTATCGTCCACACCGTAACCGGCGTCGATTGTCCACGTGCCAAGTGCGACTAACGTGCCACCCAGTTTAGCGACGGCAGAAAGGTCTAGTTGTTGTGCGGCACCGCCTACCGATAGGGTCGGCAGATACCATGCTTTTAAGGTGTCTTTCTGGATAAACCACACGCGGTTTTTGAACAGCGCGATGTTAGAGAGCGTCGTCGTTGTAACGCCCGTAATCGCCGGTGACGATGCGCCGTCAATGGCCGTCCACGTTGACCCGTTGTACAGCTGTGGTTTGTCAGTTCCGTTGACGGCATACAAATAGTTACCGCCCGGCGTCGTAATGTTGATGTATTCCCAACGGCTATTTGACAGCCCGCTGACCGCCGGTGCGCCTACGGCTCCTGCTGCGGTAACGTCGTAAATCTTGCCATCGGAGACGGCAAAGAGTTCGTTGGTGGCTGCTCCGGCGTAACTAAAGAGGCTTTCCACTTGCCCCGGAAGCCCGGTTGCGTGTTGGGAATATCCACCTCGTAGGTTGACGTTGGAGACGCCCGGAAAGTAGTTATCCAACGTGACGGCATCGGTGGGAGCCATGTTGGCGAGCGAGTCACGCGCATTCCACCCTCCAATGGGGGCAGGAAGTGATGCCACGTTGGCATTGTTTTTCTGAACAAGGCGGCGAATTGCTGCCACGTTAGCTCTCGTTTCCGTACCCGCTGTCCGGGATGTTGTCGTAGCCGATCAACACCGTGCCGGGGCGCGGGGCAAAAGAGAGGTTGGCACCTGCCGTATCCTGCGCGATGGCCGTTTCTAGCTCTTGCAGGTAATCGCGGTAGATTGCCGTGGTGTCAAAGCCCTTCGCCTCAAAATACTTTAGCTTGGTTGATAGCACCATGACCCGATCTGGGTAAATGCAGGTATCGGTGTCAACGGTAAAGCTGGTTTTGGAAGTGCCGTTAGCGGCTTGCGCCCACCCGTTGCTGCGATACTCAAAGCCGAGCAACTCGCCCGCGTTCATGCCCGGCCAAATTTGAAAAAACGCGCCGAGCAGACGCCAGCGGATACGCGGGCCGGTTGAGATATAGCCCGACAGCAGCCATTCCCATTGCTGCGGCGACTCAGGGCCAAGCATTTCCCAACGCTTGCTCTTATCCCAATGCGTACGATTGACCGTACTGTAGTAGTCCGAGGGAAGGTCGTATTTGACCTTCTGGAATGTCAGAGTACCGCCCACCTGCCCCTCGGTCGGCTCGTAGTTGAGCGTGACTTGCGTGGCGCTATCTACGCTCGTGATGTACGTCGCGTTGGGGATGCCAACGCCCTGCACCTGATACGAGGTAGACAGCCCTGCCGTGGAGGGGATGCCGGTAATGGTGTAGGCGCTATTTGTCCACGTTCCCGTGGTTGAGATTGCCTCGGTATAGAACGTGTGCTGCTTGGTCAGTTCACGCCAATCCGCACGACGCATCAACTCGTAGCCAGAAGCGTTCATCAAGGCCAAGATTTGTACTACGTCTTGGCTCGTGTTACCCGCTACCGTTGCCGGGGTGGCAATGCCCAACTCGTTCGTGACTTGTTGGACAAGCTGAAGCATCGTCGTCGTGGACATAGTTATCCCTCTTTAGGCGGTCGCCCTCGTCGTTTTGGGGCTTCCTGACTCAACAACTGTGCCATCTGCGCTTGCAGGGTTTCTAGTTGCTTCTTGGTATCTTCCAATTCGGCGTTTGCTTCTGAGCGGTTCTTGCGGTTGAGGTACTGCCGCGCACGTTCGCGCAGACCCACCCCACCCATGATGCGCTGTAATTGGCTATCAGAGGCCAATGCCAACTGCTCCACCGTCACAAACTTCAAAATGGACAACTCTGCGATATGGTCGCGGGTGATCCCCTCGGGTTCGTCACGGTTCCATTGTTGCAGCGGTGTTCCAATCTCCTGTGCAGCACCTTCGCTTTGCTGAATCTGGTAATGCAGCCATTGGCGCGGGAATCGCTCCTTGTGATCGGGTCGGCAAGGCTGGTCAATAATGGTGTTCTTGTCACCGGGAATCATAATCCGCACAAACGGCTTACCTTCCCAGCCCTTAACGTCCGAGGTGTAAAACTCAACGTGCAACTGTGAGTCGCCGTTTGATACATCGCTATCCAATGGCATGATCCTTACTCCTGTGGGGATTAGGGTTAAACTTTGGCACCCGTCAACGTGTACCACATCGCGTTCGTGACGGCCCAACAAATGATGGAATGGTTTTTCTTACATTCCGCGTTAGCAATTTGGTTAATTACCGTCGCGGCTTCGTAAGGGTAGACCTTAATCGTATTTGCACCGGAATTGGTGATGTAAATCACCTCTCCCATTTCAGTCGGCGGCAGTTTGACGCCACTCCCTGACGGTGCGGTATCAACTGAATTAAAAACGTAGGTAATCTGCGTGGCATCGCCCGCAGATGTCCCTGCCGCCACAATGTCATCCAATCCGTCTCCACAAACAGAGACGGTGGATAACTGTGACAGCCCCGAGCCTAATACCCGAGACGGAATCGGCACGAATTAGGCTCCGGCGAGCGTGACCCAAGTCGTAGTGCTGGTTCCAAACAACAGCACCGACTTTGCGGCGGCAACCGTCGTTGAGGCGCTTCCGTTAATCGTGCCGCCCGTCTGCGGGTACACGGTCAACGTGTTTGCGCCATCGTTACGAATAACCATCATCGCACCAACTTCTGCGGTCGGGACTTTGACGCCCGTGCTTGCGGCTGCGGTAGAAACCCGAGTCACCACTGCCGAAACGGAGGTGGCGTCTGCGGCGGTTGAACCTGCCGCCGTCACCGTCGCGGATACATCGCCCACAATCGCCTGCGTCTGCCCGCCAGAGGTGCCTGCGCCTTGAACTCGTGAAGGAAATGCCATTTTTAACTCCTATGCTGCAAGGTTTAACTTGCGTCTTTCTTCCAAGATAGCCGCGATAAGCCCCGGCCCCTTGGCGTCCACGGTGATGTCGTTCATCACGGCATACACCATCTGAAACTCTTTCGCCTGCTGTGCCATTGCGGCATTACAGGTAAATTTACGTTTTTCAGGGCCGTCGCCCACATACACATCCAACGTCGGGCCGGTCATCTCGCCGGTAAACCGCTTCATGCCGTTGGCGTTGTTACAACTGTCGTATCCGTACAGCACAAACTTACGGAACCCGAGCAAATATCCAATGTTGATCGCTCGCATCCCGCTTGTCGTGCCACCACCAACGGCTAGTTTACCACCGGGCAAAGCTTTGGATTCGGGGCCATCTGACCACGAGTGCCATAACAAAATCTTGCGTCCCGTGAGATGGTCAAACGTGACCGGAGGACAGCGAGAGGCGACAAGGTAGAGCGTGTGATTGTTAACCTTCTGGATGCCGTTAATGCGATCCCGAGGGTCAAGGTTGACCCACATATCAGGCGCCACGCCGTGATCGCAGAGGTAATCGTGAGCAGCCTTGATCGCCACAATCGGGCGACCCGCCTCACGATGAGCGCGAATCTCGTCAATAAACGAGGGCATTGACCACCCGCTCGCCACGCACACGAATGTTCCGTCGTGTGACGTAGGAGCGGGCGTCAACTCTGGAAGCCCACGGGCAACGGCAGACCGGATGTTGGAGCAAAGCTCCTCCGGCGTACCTGCGGCTTTTACCGTGAGTTCCAGTTTTCGCATTACGGCGAGCCGCCAATAGTGCCAGTCAGCACCATCGTGTAAGCCGCCACAGCCGTTAAGGCCGAGGCCGCCGAGGCGGTGGATTCCGTCACGATTCCCGCGACAAGAGCGCCCGATACCGTAGCATCGTCAAGAGCGCCTTCCGTAGTCGTCGTGTAAAGCGGAACTGCCGGGTTGCAAGATACCAGCACGCTGACACGCAGCTTGCCACCGACTTGCACCCAACCATAGTTGCCCGACGCAATCGACACCTGTGCGACACCGACACGCTTGGTGGCGGCGGTGCGTGCAGTCGTTGCGTTGGTCACAATGTTGGTGGCAGGGATACAAACGGCGTTGTACTGGGAGATGTTGGAGGCAGCCTGCACATAAACAGCCTGACCGCCATCATCCAAGTTGACAAACGTGCCGAGATTAACCGACGGCGTTGTCTGCGTATCACCAAGGGCCGGATACGCGAAGCCATTAACAATAACTGGCATGGTCAATACTCCTTATGCAATCAGGCGTAAAGAACGCCTTGGAACTGACTACCAGAGCAGGTCAAGTTACCCGCCCAGCCAATCAGTTTAACAATGGCGTCTTGGTTGACCGCCTGCCGCTCGCCACCAATCGGAACGAAATTACGATCCTTGTGGGGACGGAAATGCAGGTACTTGGTGTTGAGGAACCACATATGGTTGGAGTTACCCGAACCGCTGTTGTAGGTTCCTGCGCCGATACCACCGTCCAGCACGACGTCAGACGCCATACCAGCACCGTAATACTTGAGGGCCGCAAAGCCAGCGCCAGCCATGCCCGAACCGGAGTCCGTAATGCGCTGGATGCTCTGCAACGACTGCAAGTAT